ATATCAATGGTGGGAAGCCGAAGAAACTGGTGTTATTTAAGAGGGGGCTTTTTAGCTACCCCAAAATATAGGATGGATATATGGCGATAAAATTATTTGGATTTACTCTAGGCAGAAAAGATCAAGCAAAAGAGCAACCTTCTGAACAGGCCTCTTTTGCTTTACCTAATGAGGCAATGGACGATGGTGCTGTTACAGTACAGAACAATGCTTATTACGGTACATATGTAGACTTAGAGGGTTCTGTTCGCAATGAATTAGAACTAATTACACGATACCGTGAGATGGCAAATCACCCTGAGTTAGATGGAGCTATTGATGATATAGTCAATGAGTCTATAACACATGATATTGATGGTAAATCAGTAGATATTAATGTTGATAACTTAAAACAACCTGAAACCATTAAGAAAAGAATCATGGAAGAGTTTAACAATATAAAACATATGTTAAACTATGGTAACTTGGCTGATGATTTGTTTAAGAGATGGTATATAGATGGTAGATTATACTTTCATATTGTAGTTAATGATAAAAAACCAAAAGAGGGTATCAAAGAATTAAGATATATTGACCCTAGAAAAATAAGAAAAGTCCGTGAAATAAAGAAAGACCGTGATCCTAAAACCGGTGCAATGGTTATCAAATCAATCGGTGAATATTATGTCTACAATGATAAGGGTACAACAACACAAACATATACAGCAAATATGAATAGTGGTTTGCGTATAGCTACAGATTCAATCATATACTGTACATCAGGTATGATGGATGCGAGAAATACATTTGTTATTTCTTATTTACATAAGGCGATTAAGCCTTTAAATAATTTAAGAATGATAGAAGATGCGATTGTAATATATCGTATATCAAGGGCACCAGAAAGAAGAATATTTTACATTGATGTAGGTAACTTACCAAAAGGTAAAGCAGAACAATACTTGCGTGATGTAATGATTAAGTATCGTAACAAAATGGTTTATGATGCTTCAACTGGTGAGCTTAGAGATGATCGTAAACATAAGTCAATGTTAGAGGACTTTTGGTTACCTCGTAGAGAAGGTGGTAAAGGAACAGAGATTACAACACTACCAGCTGGCCAAAACTTAGGTGAGTTGGAAGATGTTAAGTATTTTCAAAAGAAACTTTTACAATCTCTAAACGTACCAATCTCACGTTTAGAGCCACAATCAGGTGGTATGATTGGTTTAGGTAGAGTTTCAGAAGTTACAAGAGATGAAGTTAAGTTTAATAAATTTATTATAAGACTACGCAATAAATTTGCACAAACTTTTGACCATGCTTTAAGGGTACAATTATCACTTAAAGGTATAATGAGTACAGAAGAGTGGGATATTGCAAGAGAAGATATTTACTATGACTTTAAGAAAGATAATAACTTTTCTGAAATGCGAGAAGCAGAGCTTCTTCGTGAAAGACTTAACTTATTAGGTACAGTTGATCCATATATTGGTCGTTATTATTCAACAGAGTGGGTAAGAAAAAATGTTTTACAATTATCTGATGAAGAAATAATGAAGATGGATAAACAAATGAAAAAAGAAGGTGCTATTATTCAGCAACCTGAAGTAGATCAAGATGGGATCCAGGCACAATCACCACAGCCACCAAACGGGTCTGGCCCATCACCCAACAATGCAGATAATTTAGATACAGCTAGAGGTTTGAATACTGAAGGTATATTACAGTTTATAAAAGAATCTGATAGAGCCGTACTAAATAGAAAATGAATAAACTAAAGTATATCATAGGAGATAGAGATGCCTGATTTAGATGATTTTATTGACAAAGTGGTAGGCGGCGAAGCTTCAGCTGCGAGAGAACAGTTACAAGGAATGTTAGCTGGAAAAACTGCTGATGCTTTAGAAACCAGAAAGCAAGAAATAACAGATGCTTTATTTAATGATGGTGAAGAGGCAGAGGTAGAAGAAGAACCCATAGAAGGTGAAGAGGGTGAAGAAGAGTTTGCAGAACTAGAAACAGACGAAATAGAAGAGGTTGACCCATATACAGGTCAACCAATAGAACCAGAGGCAGAAATAGGAGAAGAATGAAAACTTTACAATCACTAATGCAAGAAGTTTCGGGTGAGGCTCGTATGAAAAATACGTCTGACTTTAAAATAGTCATTGGTGCTGATGGTAAAAAGAAAAAGGTTCGAGCTCACAGAATAAAAGTAGGTGATAGAGCTCCAAGAGTTGGTGATGATCCAGAGCAGGATATGGTAACAGATGAAACATCACTAATAAAAGATCCACCTTTTGTTTTAGTTTTCAAAAGAAAGGCAATCAGACCATATCCAGGTGGTATAAAGGTTGCAATGTATTACAATAAAAATTTAGACAAGTATGTTACGGTGCCTTATGGTAAAGGTATGTTAGATAATCCAATGCAAGCAGAGGAATTTATGAAAACATTTAAAGAGTTTTCTGAAAAAGAAATGATAGAAGAGATGAAAGTTATGGATCATCTTCATGACATTGTTAAAAACAAACAAGCTAAAAGAGTAAAGTTTGCTGATGGGTCATCCAGAACTGTGGATCATTTTACAGCATCTGCTGTTACACAGGTGCATAAAAAAGTAAATGATGCAAATAAAGAAAAATTATCAAATATGGTACACAAAAGTCCAAGTCATTTAAAGAAGGCGGCTGATTTTGCTTTTGGTCAAGTAAAAAGAAAATGAATTTAGATTTTCTTTTAGACTTCTTACGAGAAGCGCCACAAAATATTATGAAAATTGGGCGCACTAAAAAGATTAGAAGAAGAATCAGGCGTGATAAAACTGGTAAGATAGTAGTACAGAGAAATAGAATTAGATCAGGTGTAAAGGGGTACGCAGCTACAGGTAAAGGTGGTTCAGTAAAAAGAATACCTGCTACTGCAAGAGTTAAAAAAGCGAGATTGTTAAAACGATCTTGGAAAACAACAAGAAGAGCTAAACTTCGCCGTTCTCAACTAAAAAGGAAACTTTCAATGAGAAGGCGAGCATCACTAGGACTAAGATAAATGAGTACAAAAGAATTAGTAATCACAAATAAACTAAGAGGCCCATCTATTATTAGAGTTAGTAGTAGAGTTGGTGGCGCCGGCGAATCACATACAGATGTGGCAAACATATTCATGGCGAACTTATCAGCCACAGAATCTACGTCAAACAGCTACGGTGGTTTAACAATCGAAACAGTAACAGCGGCTAGCATACAATCTTTATTTTATAGCAGTAACGGTGTTATAGAAATAAAAAGAGTTGGTGATGCTGGTGTGGCTGCTTCTGCTAATGCAAATCTTTTATCATTACAGGCTGGAACAGATGAAATTAACTTTACTAAAAACTTTAATGCACTTGATGAAGGTAAAACAAAAAATATTTTCATTGAATTTGTAGATGATGCTCAAGGTACTGTTATCTTAAAAGTGGCTAAAGTAGCCACTTATAACCCTGCTGCTGATACATTCTAAGGAACGAAAATGAAACTCATATCAGAAACATATTTCTCAGAAGTAAAAACTCTTATAGAAGAAGCTGATGGGAAAAAGAATCTTTATATAGAAGGTACTTTTCTTGTCGGTGATACTGTAAATAAAAATAATCGAATGTATAAAATGGATACTCTTCGCAATGAAGTAGCTCGTTATGATAAAGAGTACGTTCAAACTAATCGTGCCTTAGGAGAGTTAGGACACCCAGATACACCTACAATTAATCTTGAAAGAGTATCACATAAAATTGTGTCACTAAGTGAAAATGGTAAAACATTTCACGGTAAGGCAAAAATCTTAGATACACCATACGGACAAATTGTTAAGAATTTTATTGACAATGATGTAAGTGTTGGGGTTTCTTCAAGAGCATTGGGTTCTTTAGAACCACAAAAAGAAGGATATAATTTGGTGCAAGATGATTTGAAACTTGCTACGGCTGCTGATATTGTCGCTGACCCATCTGCTCCAGGTGCTTTCGTAAATGGCATTATGGAAAATAAAGAATGGATGTTTGTCGAGGGGCGCTTCATAGAAGCTGATTTTGACAAAGCAAAGAAACAGATTAAAGAAGCAACAAAATCTGAAATAGAAGGAGTTGCTCTCAAATTATTCGATAATTACCTTAGAAAACTTTAAAATTATAAATATTGTTTACAAAAACAAAGGAGATAAATCAGATGTCAGATCAAAATCAACTCATGGAAGCAGCTGCTGAAGTATTAAATAGAAGTAGAGCAGATGCGTCCTCACAGCCAATGCAAAAAGCTGACGCCTCTTCAGTAGGTGGTACGCAAGATTTAGGTGGACCAACACCTGAGAATTATAAACAAGATGATGATTCAGCAAAAGTTAAAGTTGCTGCTATGGCAGCTGATAACTCTGCTAAAAATCAAGCAGGAATAAAAATGAAACCTTCAGCGGCTTCAACTAGACAAGAAGAAGTAGAAGCTGAAAAAGAGGTAGTACAAGAAAAAAGTATGCCTCAGGGTTTAAAAGATTTCTTAGAAAAGAAGAAAGAGAAAATGAAAGAGGACATACACCAAGATGTTGAAGCTTTATTTTCTGATGATAAAAGTATCTCTGAAGATTTTAAAGCAAGAGCTTCAACTCTCTACGAAACAAGAGTCAATGACCGTGTTACACAAATACAAGAGGAAATTGACAATCATTATGCAGCTTCATTTGATGACGCTGTACAAAAAATTAGAAATGAACTTACAGAAAAAGTTGATGATTACCTTAACTATGTTGTTGAGCAGTGGATGACGGACAATCAAATCGCAGTAGAGTCTGGTCTCCGTGCAGAGATGACTGAAGAGTTTATTGTAGGTTTAAGAGATTTATTCAAGGAGCACTACATTGATGTTCCTGAAGAAAAAGTTGATCTAGTTGATGAATTAGCGACTAAAGTTGAAGAGTTAGAATCTCAACTTGATGAGGAGATGGAGAAAGGTATGACATTTGCTAAGGCGTTAGTTGAAGCAAGAAAAAATGAAATTACCGTAGATGTATGCGAAGGACTTACCAAGACTCAATTTGAAAAAGTCAAATCACTTGCAGAAAGTGTAGAATTTTCCACAGAGGAAGAATTTGTAGAAAAGGTAACAGTCATTCGTGAAAATTACTTTCCCACAGAGGGAACAGTACAAGCTAATCAAGAAACAGCACTAAACGAACAGGTTGATCTACCAACTGAACAAGTTAATGATCCATTTGTTAATGCAGTTTCCAACGCTATTTCACAATCAAAAAAATAATTTAAACTAAAAACAGGAGAAAAAGATGTATCTTTCAGAAAGTTTACAAAAAAAATGGGGAGGAGTCTTAGATCACCCTGATCTACCAAAGATTGATGACCCATATAAGAAAGCGGTAACAGCCGTAATTCTTGAGAATCAAGCAGTTGAAATGGGTAAGTCGCAAGAAACATTGCAAGAGGTCTCACCTACAAACTTTGCAGACACAGGTGGTTTTGGTACTGCTGGTAATCAAACCAAGGCTGGTTTTGACCCAATCTTGATTTCTTTAGTCAGAAGAAGTTTACCAAACCTTATCGCATATGATATTTGTGGTGTTCAGCCAATGACTGGACCAACCGGTCTTATCTTTGCAATGAGAGCTAAATTTGATAACATGGGTGGTACAGAGGCCTTCTATAATGATGCGAAAACG